TTGCGCCAAGCGATACGCCCATCGTTGTACTTTGAACGGGTGCGTGGGTCGTTCGTATAGCCACGCCGGTATTTGTAAACGAGTTCGTGATAACTGTATCCGTGAACTAGGAACGAAATAATGCTGGCGAGCGTGTCGTGCCAACTGTCGCTCATGTCGGTTATGCACTGACCGATGAACTCCGCTTCACGGGTTGCTGCCTCATTGTTTTCTTCAGCAGGTTCAACCGACCAGTCAACGCCACGAATAAGCATTTCAATTGCTTGAAGCATTGCGCCGATAACAGGGTCGTTGTCGGACATTTCGGTGTAGGCAGCGAACGCTTGTTTGCCTTGCAGTTGGCGAAGGAAGTCTTGACGGATTACGCCGGCGTTTTGATGCAGACCTGATGAGCCGACTTCCATAAAGTCGGTTGATGACGCCTTGGCTTTGGCGACTTCGTTATCGGGAGAGACAGAATCCACAGCGCTACTGTAGCGCATTGAGCGTTGTATTGGTCGGCGCTTCGTTACGCAAATTCATGGCGCTCATTGCTTTGCCGTTGAACCGGCGAATGGCGACAGGCAGATTGTTGGCCACAATACCGATTCGGTTTGACGGTGCGGTGATAGCAAGGAGGTCGTTGTCCTCTTGGTTGTAGTAGCCGGCGTCCGTTAAGGCTTGAGCAGTCGGGAATACGTCAGCGTGCCGGTGGGCGTCTCGGTCAATCAAACCGTCTTGAAGTCCGCCGTACGAGAACACCACACGGAAGTTCGCTGGTAAAGCGCCGGCGTTCAATAGCATCGCAACCTCTTTTGTGTATGCGTAAAACAGAACGTGTGTTCGGTGCTCAGCAATATCAAGCCAGTCGGTTAGGTAACCGGAGTCAAAGAAGTCGCCGGCGTCGTGGATACGTACCGCTTTACCGCCACGCCGAATCCAGTCCGCTAAGTAGGTGTCGTTTGGATCGTGGTCAAGTAGGTGCGGTTGGCCTGTCGGCATAAAGCGTTTACCGCCAACCTCGTCAAGCATCTGCGTTTTCCAAGCGTGCCGTTCGTACAGTACGTACTCAAGGTTTGCGAGGTGGCGTCCTGCGACGTTACTGAACCGGTATGTACCGAACTTCGCATAGCAGACACGGGCGCAAGTACCGGCGTTAGGGCAGGCGTTAAACAGTTCGCCGTTGCTTAGGCGTACAGCGTGAGCCGGTATTGTCCAGTTATAGACGCCGGCTTTTCGCAGTTCGCTGTTTTGGGATAGCAGGGTTTTGTTTGCTAACGGGTTCACGAAACTCTCCAATGTGATGTTTGAGTAAGGCTTATCGGCGCAACGACGGGCGCACGGCGAGCACCGTCAACCATCAGATCAGTAAACGCCCACACCAAAGCGTCAAGCCGGTCAGGTGATGAACTGATATCCGGTATCCAAGAACACAACTGGTCCTCAAGCACCGGGAAAGAACCGACGTGGTGAATACGGTTTTGTTCATAAAGCGCAGCAACGGGTTCAGCACGGGTGCGTTTGCCTCGTGAGGCGTGAACAAGTTTGATCGGTGCGTGTGCGTCAACGGTTCTTAGCAAATGGCGAATCATGTCACCGCCTTGGTTTGCTTCGGCGACTAGCGAGTCCGCTTTGAAAGTGTTGTACGCCGATATCGCTGCGTGCGCCCATTCGCTTGGCGAACCTCGTAACGTCCGGTCATCAAGCAGCCAGCCTTGATTGTTTTGACATATGCCGGCGATAACAATACCGGTTTCGTTGCTGTCCTCGTTATTGGTAACGGCAGGGTCAATGGCGACAACGATTCGTTTCAACGGTGGTGCGCCGGTAACTCGGTTGAGGTCAATGTTGTCACGCTGCCATAGAGCGCCTTCAACGTCCTCAAGTATTTCGGCGTGTAGTTCTTGACGCCCAAGCCGTGTGCCTTCATACCGGCGTTTCATTTCGTTAAGGAAGTCGTTGGCTAGGTTCGCTGAGTTTTCGTATGTTGAACCTCGTGTGATCGCAACGCTTCGGTCGGTTGCTTTCATTAGGCGTTGAATGATCGGTGTTGGCCTTGGCGTTGTTGTGACGACGGCACGTGGGTGATCGCCGATACGCAAGCCGAGCATCAACTGGTCCCAAGCGTCAGGGTAACGCCACGCAGCAAGTTCGTCCGCCCAAGCGAGATCATGGTTTGGTCCACGCAAACGGTCAGGTTCGTCAGCGGAGTACGCACTAGCGGTTGCGCCGTTGTGGAAAGTAATGCGCCGTTTGGAAGGTTCGTAGCGTGGTCGTTGGTCAGGCGGATAGATAGCAAGCAAACCGGATTCGCCTTCAACCATTGTGTCACGAACGTCTGCTGCGGTAGCGCCGACAAGCGCAATATGTTTTGCGTTCCCGGAGTCAACTTGTTCACGAATGAACTCAGCGCCGGTACGAGTTTTACCGAACCCACGACCAGCAAGGATTAGCCAGATACGCCATTGTCCTTCGGGTGTCGTTTGTTTGGGGCGACGCCATAGCGACCAGTCGTATAGGGCGGATAGTTGTTGGGTGGGCGTTAGCGAACCGATGACGTCTGCGAGTTGGTCAGGCGGAAGGTTGGCAAGCAAGCCGGCGAGTGAAAGTTCGTCAGGCATATCGGTTAATCCTTGTTGTCGCCCAGCGTCCTTTACCGTCGTTCAGCGTCGTTTTCGGAAAACGAACGTCGTTGGCGTGTCGCTGTGTCGCTGTGTAAAGCCCACACAGTCTCACAAAGCCGGTTTGACGAGGAGTGTGCGCCGGCGATTGAACGTGCGTTACGGACAGAAAGGTTGAACTACCTCGGCTTATTGCCTGTGAGCCTCTGTTGCTGTGTAAGTCCCAGACAGGCCAGACAGCCGGTTTAGCCACGCTCGTTCGTTTTAAGCGCTTAAACCTCGCCGGCTTCCCCGTTGGCCAGATCAGAACCGATCTCACGTCAGGAAGCGTTCTAGTGCCGTATTCGGACGATCTCACGCCGGCGTACCCTCGCCGGTTTCTATCACGCCGGCTTCAAGAACGTCTGGCGGACTCGCCTCGCTCAACTGGCGCAAACGCTCAAGCAATATCTCGCCCACGTCCGTACGGATAGCACCGCCGTCAGTACCGGCTACCTCAACCGCCTTCGGTGCGTCAAGTCCCCAAAGGTCAGCACGCCGTTTCTCAATACGAAGCACGTTAGGTATCTGATCAAGTTGGCCAGCCAACACCGCAGCAAGCGCCTGCCTCGTTAGCAAGTCAAGCCGGCTTGTCTGCAAGATACGCATTTCGGCTGCCGGCTCAACTACCGCACGGTCAAGAGCAGCCTTAGTCGCACGCCAAGCGCCCGACCTATCCGAGTAACCAAGTTCCTTAGCGATACGGTCATAGTCAACGCCCAAGTTTCGCAACTCAAGTGCGCGCTGTTGCTTTCCCGCTGTTTGTGTGTCTAGTCGGCGCATTGTTGATTCCTATTGCGTTGATAGTTGTGTTGCTTATGGTAGCAGGTGGTGGATTGTTTGGGTGTATCGGGTTATTGTGTGCGTGTGCAGCCTGATGACTTTTATTCGCCTCCTCCGCCTCCGGGTGTTTGGCGGTTTGAGGGTGCGTGTGTTGGTGTTGGTCCTGAGGTTTTTTATCCTGAGTCCGGGAAGCGTCCTTTGGAGGCTTTGGCTTTGTGTGCTGTTTGTGTTGTGCGTTCGGATTGTTTGGAGTACGCCATTGAGAACAATCAGCATTGGGGTGTTTGGGGTGGGTTGACTGAGCGTCAGCGGTTTGCTTTGAAGCGTGAGCGCCGTAAGCGTTAGTTGGTCAGTTTGTAGTTTGTGAGTGTGCGTGCGAAGGCGAGTGTGTCCATGTCCCATGCTTCGTGTACGACTGTCAGGTTTGGTAGTGCGCCTGCTCGGACTTCAAGTGTGAAGCCAATAACGCCTTCCGGGTTTATGCCTAGTGCGGTACACATTTCGTTTGCTAGACGGTTTGGTTTACGCCGGCGTTTAATTCTTATTGTGCGCATGGTTTGTTTCTAATCGTGAGCATCAGTTGTTTAATCCTTTGACGATGATTGGCGTGTGTTCGCCTACCCAAGCGCCGACGCAATTGAAGTCAATGTATTCCTCTGCTTCATCTGAGTCCATGCCGTCTCGTTCTATAAGCAAGTTGACCATTTGCTCATACGAGTACACGGCCAATACCGGTTCGTTGATGCGTTGGCTGAAACCGATGCACGCTTCGTCAAAGCCGTCCATGAGCAAAGCGGTTTCGCCCATTGCTTCTAGTTCGTCGCTGAGTTGTTTGCGTGTGGTCATCAGCCGTTGCCGAACACTAGGTAGTTTGTTAAGGCTTGAAGCGCTTGGTTGTCTTGGCGTCTTGCGCAACTCACACATAGTGTGGCGGATTCGCCGGCGTTCGCTGACGTGATTGGCTTGCTGAGTTTCTCTATGACGTGACGGTCACGCAACATAACTTCTTTACCGCAGTCATCGCAGTATTCAAATGGATACGTCACGGTTAAGCCTTATGTTGGTACGTGAACTCGTTGTCGCTCAGTTTGGTGAACCGGACACGCTTATCCACATTGGTTACTTTGGCCACGTAATTGCGTGCTCGGTCTAAGGTAGTGAACGCCAGTGCTTTTG